TTGGAATTAAGCTAAGGAAGATGGATTAATGAAGCTGAAGCGCGTTATTTTTCGCGAATCCTGTGAGGCGCCGGGCACTAATTCGAAGGTGTCCTACTTGCAGTCAACGGAGCCTTTGCGCAAGGATAGCTACGTTGCCGACTTGCGCCTGGCGTCGTTTGGCGTTCTTGCAGGCGACGAGGTGTATCCGCTGCATATGGTGCGCCGTATGACGGTGGATGCTCAAGAAGCGGAGGTTGAGCAGGCGTCAGACCTCAAAGGGTTGGCAGCGCACGAAGCCGATCATTTGGCGAATTTGCCATGGGCAAGTGAGCCTCCGAAGAAGCGCGGAAGGCCGCCGAAGGCGTAAAAAAGCCGGTCAGCGCAAGGCGAGAAGCGCTAACCGGCCAAGTCTCACGGAGATGGGGACGTGAGACGTGATACTAATACCGGGGAACAATGAATTACGCAAAGGATCGTTGGTGGAATGCCGAACCGTCGTTGCTCGCAGCGGAGACAATGGCAGAGGCACGCCGAGTCGATAACGTTACGAGCGTTCGACGCATGCAAATGCTCGAATCTTATTGCTTGTACGGTGACGAGACTGCGATCCCAGAGAACGTAATCGAGCTTCGCGCGCAACCAAGCGTAACGCGTAACGTGTTGGCTTTGGCCGTCGATACCGTAATCAGCGAAATCACGCAGGCAAAACCTCGTCCAATGTTCGTTACCATCGGTGGCGATTGGCTCGAGCAAGAGCGCGCGCGAAAGCTCACCTATTTCAACGACGCCGAGTTCGACCACTGCAACGTGCATGAGTTGGCAGAGCAGGCTGCGAGGGATGCCGTAATCTCTGGACTCGGCATCCTTCGTCCTCGGCGTGACCCCGCCGACGACACCAAAGTCATCATTGAACGCATTTTTCCGCCCAACTTTCTGGTTGATGACCGAGGGGCGATTGACGTTATCCCGCGCTCGTTCTTTGTGCGTCACTTGCTCGACAAGTGGCAACTTTGCGAAATGTACCCAGAGCAGCGCGAGTCCATCCAAATGGCTGCTACTGTCGATTCGTCGGCATGGTTTAGCGATGGTCCTCGAGGTCAAGACCTCGTTGAAGTAATGGAGGCAATCCACCTGCCGTCAAAGCCTGGCGCCACCGATGGGCGCCATGTTCTCTGCATTGCAGAAACGGTGCTGGTGGACCAGCCGTATATTTACAATGAGCCTCCATTCGTTTTTATCCGCGCCGTAAAACCGATGCGTCGTTTCTGGGGGCTGTCGCTCGTTCAGCGTGCAGCACCGACGCAGATTGAGCTAAACCGCGTCCTTCGACGTTGGAACGAATCGCTACGCCTTAACGCCACTTCGCTTTGGTTCATTAACCGCCAAAGCCGCGTCGTAAAGGCTCACATGGTCAACCAGGTTGGCGCCATTGTTGAGCATGACGGGCCTCCCCCGCAGCAGATGACGCCAGCGGTTATGCACCCGCAGGTTGCCGCGTACATTGAGCAATGCGAGGCGCGCGTTTTTAAGCTCATGGGCGCAAGCGAGCTCGCAGCCACGTCGATGAAGCCCGCAGGGCTGAACAGCGGCAGAGCGTTGCAGGTCTATAACGATGTTCAATCCAGGCGTTTTATCAGCCTTGAGCGAGCGTTTGAGAATCTGTATGTAGACCTCGCAAAGTGGGTCGTTGTTTTGCACACTGAGATTGCAGAGGACTACCCAGACCACGAAATCGTTTGTAGCGACGGTCCTTCGCGAACCACGCGAATCAAGTGGACGGACATCGACCTTGAAGAAGGGCGGTTCCGCGCGCGTGTATTCCCGACGAGCGCATTCCCGACCAATCCTGCGGCCAAGATCCAGGTGCTTCAAGACATGCTGGGGTCCGGTGTCATCGACCAGCAGAGCTTTTACGAACTTGCGCTCGATGTCCCAGACCTTGAGAGCGTGCGAAATCGCATCGTTGCCCCCATTGAGCTAATCCACAAACGCCTCTCAAAGATGCTCTACGACAATGTATATTTGCCTCCAGAGCCGGTTATGGATTTGGCATTGGCGCTTCGCGAAACGACGCTGGCAATCCAAAGGGCCGAGCTTGACGACATACCGGAAGAGCGTGTGGATCTATTGCGACAATTTTTGACGCACGTTCAGATGTTGCAATCCCAAGCCATGCCGCCGCCGCCACCAGGGCCAATGCCTGGCGGTGACATGGGCATGATGCCTCCTGACATGATGCCACCAGAGATGATGGGAGGCCCATTGCCTCCAATGCCGCCTGGCCCCCCAGGTATGCCTAGCTGAAAGGATACGAGATGGTTGAGAATGAAGTTACGCCAGTTGTTGAGCAGATCGTTGGCACTGGCTCTGAGTCTGTCGATGACCGCATTGCTGCCGCAGCAATGGCCCTAGGAGACGATGAACAAGTTGCGCCCACTGAGCCTGCTCCAAGCTCCGAAGATGCCAAAGAGGAGCAGTCAGAGCCAAAGGAAGGCCAAAGCCAAGACAAGGCCAAGGCCGCTGACGATGCGGACCAAAAGAAGCCCCGCAACATGCTTCGCGATGTCGCTGCCGAGTGGGCGACGGCTAGGCGCATGCAGCAGCAGAACGCGAAGCGCGCTCAAGAGCTTGAAGCTCGGCAGCAACAAGTTGAGCAAGATGCTGCAACGGCTCGCGAAGTTGCAGCGCTCATGCGAGCGAATCCAATCGCTGCCGCAGAGCGCGTTGCGCAGCTCGCGGGTATTTCGCCGCATGAATACCTGCAACGACTCCAGCTTGCATACATCAATGGCGAAGACCCGCAAAAGCCGCAGCAGGATGCAGCCATTGCAAACGAAGTGGCGCAGCTACGCGCCGAGCTTTACGCAGAGCGAAATCGCAGAGAGCAGGAAGAACAGGCTCGAGCTTACCATCAGCAGGTCGAGCAAGTTACTGCAACGGAAACGCAGAACCTTGTCGGTCTTGCTAAGGCGTATGCCGATCAATTCCCGGCCCTTCAGCACTTGTCAGACGACGCCCTAACTCGGCGCGTTGCCGATGCTGTGCAATTCTATGTGCAGCGTGGCGACGAAGTTGGGCGCTTTGAGGTCCTTAGCGCTGTGAATAACATCGTTAATGATACGCTTGCAGAATACGGGCTAACTGATAGTCTCAAGCAACGGGTTGCCTCCGCGCCCGCGCCTAACGGCGGTAAGCGGCAGGGGATAAACGCTGCGCCCACAAGGCAGCGCAACGGCTCAGGCCGGTACATCCCAACGAATGCGGCAGCCGCCGAAGGTGGCGCCCCGCGACGAGCGATGACCGTAGAGGAGCGCTTGGCAGAGGCCACCAAAGTACTGTGGTCCGCTGACTGATTCCTACGTCTTCACTCACAATCCCAATTAATTTTCGAGGTACACAATGGCTTCTCTAAACATGTCTTCGTTCAGCTCCGCGCTGAAAATCCTTTATCCCGATTCGCTCGAGGAGGTTTGGTTTCCCGAGGCTCCGTTCCTTGCTTGGGTTCCGAAGTCCTACGACTTTGAAGGCGCAAGCAAGCAGTCGAACGCGATGTTCAGCGGCATCCGAGGCTCCACGGACTTCTCGACCGCGCTGAACGGCAAGAGCGTCCCCTCGCTTGCGAAGTTTAACGTCACGCGCAAGAAGGATTACGTTTTGGGGTCCATCGACAACGAGACGATGATGGCCTCGGCGTCGAACAAGGGTGCTATCGCGAAGGCGATTAAGACTCAGGTCGATGCGGCCGGTTACGAATTTGGCCGCTCGATGGCGGTGCAGGTTTGGGGCGACGGCAGCGGCGTTCGAGGCGTTGCTGGCGCGGTTGCGGCGTTCCCGATTGTCACTCTTACTGACCGTCGCGACTGCGTTAAGTTCGAGGTCGGCATGGTCCTTGAGGCCAAGAGCGCGGGCGGCGTTGTCTACGCTGGTTCGTTCTTGGTCACGGCAATCGACATTGACGCTGGCACCATTACGCTTACCCTCCAGGGCGGCGCTGTTGCTCCGATCATCGGCGACTTGTTCGCTCGTCAGGGTGACTTCCTGGCCGGCGTTGGCAACTCGAACTGCATGAGCGGCGTGTTTGCTTGGATTCCGGTTGCGGCGCCATCGGCCACTCCGTTTTTCGGCGTTGACCGCTCCGTTAACCCGGTTCGCCTTGCCGGCGGCCGAGTCAAGGGTGGCGCGAAGACGATTGAGGAGGTCATCTTTGACAGCCTTGCTCGTGGCAAGACGAACGGCGGAAAGTTTGACACGGTTTGGATGAACAGCGAGCGCGCTGCCGAGCTTCAGAAGTCGATGCAGGCGAAGGCTTTCGTCGATGTTCAGAGCGCGGGCAAGGCTAAGGTTGGTTTCCAGGGATTCAACCTTGTTACCAGCTCTGGCAACCTCACGGTCCTCGACGACCCGACGTGCCCTTACGCTTACGGCCTGCTCTCGAACCGTAGCGCTTGGGAGTTCGCCACGCTTGGTGATGCGCCGCATTTTGCCGAGGAGGATGGCCGCCGTTTCCTTCGCGAAAGCGCGTCGGACGGTATTGAGTTCCGCCTCAAGATGTACGGTAACCTTATCTGCCAGCGCCCCGTTGACAACGTTGTCATCGACTTCGACGGCGTGTGATTCAGCTTTAATAGGAGAACAAGAACATGCCTATCAAGACTTCTACGGACCTCATTAAGGCCCCCGCGCACGCACTCGGCTCACCCGACGACGTTGATTACGCGTTCCGTACTCGCGTTGTTCGCGTGAAACTCCCGGCTGACGCGGCTGCTAACACTGCAACTGAGCATCTTCTCGCGATTAGCGAGGTTCCGATCGTCATTAACTCGATCAAAGTGCTTCCGCAGACTTCCGCGACGATGCCGATTGCAGCGGACGCCACGGACTATGCAACCATCGCTCTTCAGACCGGCAACCTTGCGGCTGGTGCACTCGCTACTGCTATCGTCAGCAAAGATACGCGTGCGGCTTCGCTGAATGGCTTGGCCGCGAATACCGTTGCTACGATTGGCAGCGGTCTTACGGCTGCCGTAGCAGTCGATCAGCGCATTTCGCTCAACGTCACCAAAGCCGGTGCTGGCAAACAGCTCCCGGTGCTTTTGGTTGAACTGACGTACCAGCTTGCTTGATTGGAGTAACAAATGAGCACGACCGCAAAAGGTATGTACCATCCCTACGGGCATGCCCGTGGGCTTACGGTCGGTTCGTTTCGCATCACCGCGAATGCGACTCCAACCGTGCAAGATGACCCGGGCGGCATTGTCGCCTCGGTCGCGAAACCTGGCGCCACCACTGGCGTCTACGTCATCACGCTGAAGCGTCGTTACAGCCGCATCCACGGCCTGGCGAACAACAATAGCGTGGCTGGCTTGGCGTCTAGCGTCGCTGTAACGTCTGCGGGTGGCACTGCTGATAATACGATTACAATTCAGATCGTAAACGGCGCTGGTGCAGCTAACGATGGCGCTGGGTCGGTTTCGACCATCGCGTTTTTTGGCTACGACGCGTGATTAATAGGAGGTCTGCATGGCTGCTTACGTCACACTCGCAGAAATGCGAACCCGTGCCCGCGAACTTGCGGACATGCAGACCTCCAACCAGGCAGCAGCTTTCGTCACCGACGCAGAGCTAAACCGCGCAATCAATCGCAACATCAAACAGCTTTACAACAAGTTGATCATTGCGCGCGGCGACGACTACTACGCGCAGACGACCGTGGTTAGCGTGATTGGTTCATCGATCATACTGACGCTGTTTTCGCCTCCGTTTATGTCGCTCTTGTCCTTGTCCGTAACGGATGGGACGCGCGTTGTCTGGGTTCCTAAGTTTAGCCTTAAACAATGGGCAGAGCTTAAGTACCTCGAAAACGTCGGTGTTGCTGACTTGGGCATGTACCGCTATCGGCTAATGAACGATAGCCTCGAGATTCGCCCAGCGTGCAACAATCCAAGCCACTCGTTCACGCTGCATTACCTCCCGGCGTTTGTGCCACTCGTTCTTGATGCCGACACGTTTGACGGCATTAACGGATGGGAGGACTGGGCATGTTATGGCGCTGCCATTGACATGCTGAACAAGGAAGAGTCGCTCGAGCAGGCGCAGGGACTCATGGCGCAGCGTGCCATTATTGACGACCAGATTGACAAGCTGGCAGGAAACAGAGACGCAGGCATGCCGGAGGTCGTGGGCGATACGATGCACGACTTTGGCGATTACTCTGCGCGCAGGCTAAGAAACGATTGGAACTGGTGACGCATGACGCGAGCCAGGGTGCTTCCGAAGCAAGGCGTAAGACCTGAGTCCGATTCGTTCGCGAAGTCGCAGCTTGCGGCAGCCGTCGATGCTCAGAGACTCGACGCAAACCAGCTACCGTTTAATCGTGGCCTGTGGCTTCGTAGCATTCTAGTTCCAGCAGCAGGAAGCGTTACTGTTACGCATAACCTCGGGCACGTCCCAAGCGGTTACGTTATCACCAAGATGATCGGCGGTTCGACCGTTTTCTTGTTTACTCAGGGCGCGTTGACAAGTTCGCAAGTTACGTTTTCCAACTCTGGCGCCGCTGCCATTACCATCGACGTTTGGATTTTCTAACATGCCAAGAGCACAAGCTTTTATCCCCCTTTCCAAAGGCATCGATCAAAAGCTTGATGAAAGGCTAAGAGAACCAGAGTCGTTAGCGCA